GATTCAAGAGGGTTTACTCATAATATGGAAGTGATACAGAATAACTATTTAACTGCACAAAATAGCCATATAACTGAACATGAATAGCCAAGAACAAACCAAGGACACAAAGCAAAGAATAAGCCGCAAAACTGGGAAGCCTGTAACAAGCTGGGGCGGAAAGAGGGAAGGAGGAGGAAGGAAGCGAAGGATGGAGGAGGAAGAAATTATTGCCAAACTTGAACCAATGGCGGAAGCTGCCTTTAATGCATTAAGGGAAAAGATAGAGGAAAAGGATATGAAGGCGATCCAATTATTTTGTCAATACTTCATTGGTTTACCTACTCAAAAAATAGAAAACAAAATCGAGGGACAATTAAATCAGGTAAGTGTTGAAGTGATCAAGCCAACAAGTTTAGAGAAGGTCGCGTGATGATATGGTAGGGTAGGGGAGGGGCTGATAATCAATACTTTGTAAGTGCGTGTGAAGGTTTATTTAACATAATGTTGATTATATACCGATCCGAATGGTTGACCTGGTAGGACAAAACAAAGTAGGGGGGTACTTTAAGGAAACGAAAACGGATCGCGACGGTATAACTCAACATTTCTGATAGTAACCAAACTAATTGTTATAAAAAAAAGTATAGTGCCTTTTTATACATACTTTTCAAACTGAAAAACCGATTCTGATTTTTAATTTTTTCTATGAATGCTAAACTGCAAACAAATAAGGTTTACGAACTGCTAAGTGATAGTGATAAGAGAATAACTGTTATGCAAGGTGGTTCTCGTAGTGGTAAAACTTATAATATTTTAATTTGGTTCATTGTCAAGTTACTTCAGGAGAATGGCAAGACACTAACAATTGTTAGACAATCTTTGCCGAGCATAAAGGGTACTGTTCTGCGTGATTTTATAGATATTTTGGGTAGATTAGGGATATATTCAGAGGACAATCACAATAAGACCGATCAAATATATTCTTTGAATGGTAATATAATAGAATTTGTGAGTGCTGACCAGCCACAAAAGATAAGGGGTAGGGCAAGGAACTATCTTTTTTGCAATGAGGCTAATGAACTTAGTTATGAGGCTTGGATGCAGCTAATAATGCGTACTGAGGGCAAGATTGTGATTGACTATAATCCATCTGATGTTAGTTCGTGGATTTATGATAATGTAATACCGAGGGATGATGCTGATTTTTATATTACTACTTTTTTAGATAATCCATTTTTGCCAAAAGAATTGGTTGATGAGTTGTCAAGACTTAAAGATGCCGATCCTAATTACTGGCAAATATATGGCTTAGGAGAAAGGGGATTAAGTCAGGATTTGATATTTACGCATTATAAGACAACTGAGAATATTCCGAGTGATGGTGAGGTGGTTTATGGGTTGGACTTTGGATTTAATAATCCAAGTTCGCTTATAAAAGTTACATTTAATGATGGCATAGCATATATTGAGGAGTTGTTGTATGAAACAAGGTTAACGACAAATGATTTGGTTGATAAATTAAAAAATTTGGGATTGGGTAGTTATGATGAGATATATTGTGATGCAGCTGAGCCAAAAACTATTGAGGAGTTGGTTCGTAATGGATTTAATGCTAAACCAGCAAATAAGGATGTTACGGAGGGGATTAGAACAGTTAAAGGAACACCATTGACAATTCACCAAGATTCCTTAAATTTGTTAAAGGAACTTAAGAGTTATAGGTGGAAGACTGATAGGAATGGGAATAAACTTGATATGCCAGTAAAATTTGCTGACCACGCAATTGATGCTATGAGATATGCTATTTTTAGTAAACTAACAATTCCTTCAGTTACCTGGGGGGCAATATAAATACAAATGGGATTATTTGATATATTTAGAAAGAAAGGACTTGATCCAACAATTTCATATCAACAATTTAAAGGCATCAATGGTGCAGTACTTCAGAACTATAATACTGAAACATATGTTCAAGAAGGTTATTTAGGAAATGCAGATGTTTATGCTATTGTAACATTTTTAGCAAGAAAGTCTGCATCAATACCTTGGTATGTATATAAATTGAATAATACTGATAAGGCAAGAACATCATTGCTTAAATATAAAAATTTAAGTAAGGGCATACAATTTCAAGGTGCATTTGAACAAGCATTACTGCATAGGAAAAATGCATATAGTGAGAATGTGGTAATGGATAGTCCACTTGCTAAACTTTTGGAGAATCCAAATAAATCACAATCGCAAGATCAGTTTTTAGAAAATTTATTTGGTTATAGGTATTTAAGTGGTGAGGGAAATATATATGGTAATAATGGGAATATTAAAGGTGGTAAGTTTTATGAATTAAATGTATTACCTACACAATTCTTGGATATATATCCAGATCCAAAAGACTTGTATGGCATTCTTGGCTATAAGTTGATGACTGGTCAAGGAATTGATATTCCAAAAGAACAAGTTTGTCAATGGAAAACTTGGAATCCTGAATTTAATGATGTTACAAGAACTCATTTGCGTGGTTTAAGTCCACTTAAGTCTGCATATAAGACATTACGAATGAGTAACAATGCTGCTGATGCTTCAGCAATGATGGCTGCTAATGGAGGCTCTAAAGGTGCAATAACACCAAAACCAATTGGTACAAATGTTGCGACATTTACAATTGAACAAGCCAGTATGATTAAGAGGGCAGTTAATGAGGATATTAATGGCATTGATAATAAAGGTAGAGTTAGTGTTTTGCAAACACCATGGGATTATTTAAACTTTGGACTTAGTTCAGTTGATATGGACTTGGTAAAGACAATGACTATGAGTTTGCAACAATGGTGTAGAGTATTTGGTATGCCATCAGTTTTATTTGATACAACAAGTACAAGTTATAATAACTATCAAAATGCTTTAAGGGATTTGATGACCAATACTATTGTTCCAATGTGTTGTTCATTAAGAGATGAATTGAATAAATGGTTAGTACCAGCATTTGGTGAGAATGTATATATTGACTTTGACATTACTGCACTTCCTGAGTTGCAACAAGATATGGAAAGAATGAGTAGGATTCTACGTGATGCAAATTGGCTTACCTTTGATGAGAAGCGAGTTGCAATGAATTATGAGGAGAAAGGTGGAATATATGAACATTCTTATGTTAATAATAGCATTATTCCATTGGAACAAGTGATGATGGACTTAACTGTATCGGATCAACAAACTATGATGAATGATAGTAGCAACAACAACGGACGAGGAGATATGGCAAATGGTGATGGAACGATTTCCCAAGATTCCAACGGAGAGGACTTGCAAAACGGAACAAGCAATGCGAATAGCAGCGAGGAATAGTTATAAACGAAAACTAACTGATGAACGGGAAGCAGCAAAGGGAATATTGGTTGAAGGTGGAAAGACTGAGATACCAACTTGATATAAAATATAGTTCTTTATTTGAGGGTGTTGTTAAAAAAGATTTGAAGCAATTTGTTTCTGATTTAAAACAATATGGTGCTAAAGGTGCATTATCCAAAATGGGTAGTTATGCTTGGAATAAGCAGATGATGAATATTATGGAGAAACTTTATAAAGAAGCAGCAATAATATTTGGTAATGCAGTTTATAGGGCAATTGGAATAAATAATCAGAAGTCAAATACTTATGGTTTTAATAACGAATGGGTTCAAGAAGCAGTACAATTTCTTGTACAATACGGATTTTTACTTGTTTCTAATATAACTCAAACAACTAAAGCTAAATTACAAGATATTTTGACAAATGGATTGAATGAAGGTAAAAGCATTGATGAAATTGTTAAAGATATATTGCAAGAAGGTGAAATTGGATATAGTGCAATGAGAGCAAGAAGAATAGCAAGAACTGAGGTAATGAGAGCAAGTAATTATGCATCAATGTTAGCAGCAGATAAACATGATTTTGAGGTTGATAAAATTTGGATTAGTAAAATTGATTCAAGAACAAGAAGAATACCAACTGAGATGTACGATCATGTTACTATGAATGGACAAAAAGTAGGATGGAATGAAGATTTTACATCAACTGGTAAAAAGGGCGATTTGGTTTTGGCTGGATTTCCAGGCGATCCAACAACACCAGCTGGATTTAGTATCAATTGTCGTTGTACAGTTGGTTTTGAAGGTAGGAGAGATTCAAATGGTAGGTTAATTAGAAAAATTAAATAGATGCCAATAACAAGGTGCGAAAATGGTAAATATAGGATAGGGACTGGTGAATGTATGTATACATCACACGAATCAGCACATAGAGCATATGTAGCTTATTTGGCTGATAATCCTGATGAAGCAGCAAAGATTCACGCAGAAGAAAAAAAGGCTGCTGATATGAATAAAGTATCTTTTGATTTTGATGATACCATTGAACTTGAAAGATATCAAAATATTGCAAAGAAATTAAAGGATGAAGGAAAAACAATTTATATTATAACGAGAAGGCAAGAAAGAATGAGTAAAGCAGTTTATGAGGTTGCTGATAAGATTGGAATACCACATTCACGAGTTTATTTCACTAATGGTGAATATAAATGGAAAACAATAAAAAGATTGGGTATTGGAATTCATTATGATAATAATCCTGAAGAAATAAAATTAATTAACGAAAATACGGATGCTAAAGGAAAATTAATAAATCAAAAAAGTATGATATATAATTATAAGTCTTTTGACTTGGAAGTAAAAGATGTTGATGCCAAAAATGGTGTTGTTGCTGGATATTTTTCAGCATTCGGAATGGTAGATTCTGATGGCGACATTATAATGCCTGGTTCATTTAAGAGATCAATTCAAGATTGGGGTGTTGATGGAAAGCAAAGAATTAAGCATTTGCTTAATCATAATCCTTCACAACCATTGGGTAAATTGACTGTACTAAAGGAAGATAATTATGGACTATATTATGAATCTAAGATTGGAACACACCAACTTGGTAAAGATTTTATTAAAATGGTTGAAAGTGGACTTATAAGTGAACATTCAATTGGATTTAAAACATTGAGAGAGCAAAAAAGTGGTGATGCAAATGAGATACATGATGTAATGCTTTTTGAAGGCTCATCACTTACTGCTTGGGGTGCTAATGAGAATACACCATTAATAGGTATGAAAGGAATGAAAAATATAGAAAAAATACAAGATCAAATAAAGGCATTTGAAAAATTCATCAGAGATTCAGATGTTACTGATGAAACAATAGACCTTTGTTTAATAAAAGTTAAACAACTTGCTCAAACAGTTGAACAAATGCAGACAAGTAGCACAATGGCAGCGAAAGCACCTTTGCAGCAAAAGGATGATAGTAAAGAGTTAGAGCAATCGCTAATAAGTATCATTAATAAATTCTAAAATTAAAAAGTAAAATGGAAAATCTAAAACAATTTGAATCTGCACTTGAAGCAAAGTTGGCAGAGCAAAAAGCAGAAGTAGCTTCTGTTACAGAAAAAGCTGCAAAACAATTTGAAAGCAAAGTTGAGCAAATCAACGAAAGCATTTTGAAAACTAACAAAAGTCTTGAAGAAGCAAGAGCAGAAGTTCTTGAAGCTAAAGCATCTTTTGGTAGGCTTCAAGCTGGTGTTGAAAAGAAAGTT